CGTTTAAACCAACAACTAAATGTCCACTCTTCATCTGTACTGGCGGCAGAAGGAGTCCACTCTAATACAGCGTTTTCATTTTCATCAATAATAACACTACTATCAATAGGAGCAGTATCAGGTATTTCCCGAATAGCATCTCCAATTAACTGTGGTCTACTTGTACCAACATAATTAATTACGTCAATGTTTTGACTAATATACTGATCGTCAGCAGGATTAATTGATGGGGTAGGTAAGTTACGAGCGCAAAGACAATTGTACCCAGATGGAGGTGTGTGATAAAAATCACCGATACCTGCGGCATCTGTAGCGTTTGCAGAACCTGATGTTACATTACCACAGAACGTAGAGTCTTGACCAAAGTTAACATGACCGTCAAACGCCGCACCTGAATTGTCACGGAATGCAGGATGTAATTGCGCTGTGTTAGTCCACGCTCCTGTTGCTAGGCTTGAACCATTCTGAAATATTTCAAATGTTTTTGTGTCGTAATCAAACGCAAAGCCAAGAATGTCATTGGCTACAATTGTTGCTGTAATACTGGTAGTAACATTATCTTCGTAAAGGCTAATGGCAGTAGAGCTACTACCAATTTGGAGACCGCATCGGTTGCCACTATAACGATCCATAATTCCGTAAACACCACGGGAGTTTGCGTTTACCAAAACTTCCCAGTACCATTGCCCAGTCTGTGGGGCCATTGTAGCAAGTACAGCATCTTGTGTTGTTCCGCCAATGTCCCACTGTAAACACGCATTGCGTACAACAGTACCTTGCAAAGCAATTGCATTCAAAGTACAAAAGTTATTCTCTGGTGCGTCTGGTACTTGGTCTTCTGAAGAAAGTCCAGTGGGTGTGTAGTCATTACCTTTACCAGATTGATCTTGCCCTAAAGATGCAGAGTTACTAAAGTCTAAATAAAAACCGTTGACACCGTAGTCTGCAATTGTAGGCTCTTTGGCAATCCAAATACCATTTTTCCACATTCCAAAATCTTCAGCTTCATAGTTAGTGCCATCAATAAAATGCACTTCAGCCATGTAACCGTCAAAAGCATTGCTAGTATTCCAAGTATTTGTTCCTATACCATGATCGTAAGAACCATTACCAACATTAACCCTACTTAATGTAGTTGTGTTCGTAACCATTGTATTTGTAGAAAAATCTCTAAGAAGTTTACCATTAACATACAAACGTACACGTTGATCACCTACTGAATTAGATAGGTCACAAGAGCAGACAATATGCATCCACGCTGAAGGATCACGATAAGAAGCTGAACTGCGTTTATCAATATTATTAACACCAGACGCTTGGTTTATAAAACACAATTTATGCGTACCATCAATTAAAATACGAGTATGGTTTGTACTACTAGCGCCGCCTCCAAAAAGCACGTGAGTATTATTTTGCACAATATTACCACGCTTAACCCAAGCACTAAACGTCCACGTTTGACGATCACCGGGTGTAGTAAAGTCTTGACGGAGAAGCCTTGATGTTTCAGTGTAGTTAAACCGTAAGGACTGGTCAATCGGGTAATCGTAAAACCCTGCCGCAGAACCTTTAGCGTGACCTTGGATAATACTCATTAAGCATCCACGCTCTGTGAAGTTGCCACAAGCACGTTAGTGCCATCTGAGTAGTAACTTAGAAAGTATGTTCCTGCTGTTGAGATTGTAGTCAAGTCTGTTGAGTTAATCTTAGTTGTACCTGCCGCAGTGATTGTAACACCTGCTGAGTTGTCTAGCCAGATGTTACCAGATTGTCCTTCGGTAATGTTAGTAAACGTCAGTGCCGCACCAGATGCAGGAGTACACTTAAAGTTGTTGGTGACATTCATATCAAATGACAAATCATTGTCTGTAGTCACTGTACCACGGAACGAAGCTGTTAGTGTGTCTGCTGTGTCAGCTTTTAAGATGTCAGCATCAGCAGGTTCGTATGTACCAAAGTCGCTGATTTGAGATTCAGTAATTGACAGTGCCGCTTCATGTGCTGTTACGTCACCTTCTGTTACTGTGTAGCTTTGTAGTGCAGTGTCAGCTAAAGCTCCCTGTGCGGCTGTAGCGTAGTCTGTAGATGCTGTAGTAGCCGCAGTGCCTAAGCCTAAATTAGTACGTGCCGCAGTTGTATTTTCAAGGTCAGCAAGATTATTATTCGCAATCAATGCACCGCTAAGTGACGCATACGCCGCAAGCCAGTCACTACCATCGTACACTTTCATTACACCGTCAGTGGTGTTAAAGTACAAAGCCCCGGTTAGGAGCGCATTACCATCATTGTCAAGTGTAGGATTGGATGCTTTGTCGCCTAAGTAACGATCATCAAAGTTATCGTACACTGTCTCAGCATTAGCAAGGACTGCTTGTGTATCGCTTAGTGCAGTCTGTGCATCGCTTGCATAGCCTGACGCATCATTAGCGTGGCCTAGTGCTGTCGTTGCGTGACCACTTGCTGTTGTTGCTGAGTTTGAAGCAGCGGTTGCAGAATTTGCCGCTTGACCTGCTGAAGAAGCGGCGGCAGAAGCTGAAGAAGCGGCGTTGGTAGCCTGAGTAGTAACGTCATCTACGACTGCATTGTCTGATGTCGAGCTTGCGCTACCTATACCACGATAAATCGCCATGTGTCTCTCCAGTTATAGAATAAGATAGGGGAGCCTGAATAGACTCCCCCGGCTCTGTTTAGATTACAACAGAGAGTACGTTCTCTTCACGGAGAACTTTAGTGCCGTACAGAGTATCAGCAGTGAACAAGTTCGCAAGGAACTCTTGCTTGTACTGAGTCTGTGAACGAACAGCCATCTGCTCTGCAAGAACAAAAGCGTCCTTGTGCATCAGAGTGACAACACGACCAGAAGTCGTAGTACCAGTGACCGTTGGAGCGTTAGATGTAACGTAAACGTCAACACCGTAAAGCTGACCGATCTGACCGTTGTTAACACCACGACCGTTTACAAAGTCTGAAGACTGGTAACGATCAATGCCCATGATGACATTACGGATTGCAGGTGGGATAATCAATGCACGAGCGTCCATAGGAACGTCAGCATCATCCAACTTCTGAATCATGTTGCGGAAAGCCGCATCAGAGAATGCTTCAAGAGCAGTAGAGTCGTCGTAGTCAATCAATACGTCAGACGCACCGTTGATCTGGTAGTGAGACTGTGTAGCATCAGAACCATCAGCAGTACCTGCATCGTTTGATACATTCAACAATTCTGCAAACAGATCGTCATCGACTTGCTTAGCAAGAGCGTAACCTGCATCGTCAGTGTAGAAGCGGCGGAGTGAATCCAACGCTTGTACTTCTGTGATGTCTTCAATCAAACGAGAATATTCGTAGTGATTGTCGATAACTACTTGCACTTCTGTGTTAGCAGTCTGCTGAATTGTTACAGTGTCAGCCGCAGTCTTGGCATTCGCTGAGCCACGAGTAGGCTTAGGAATATGAAGAGTGTCACCCTTCTTGCCAGTCATAGGCATTTTGTTTACGAGGTTAGCAAGAACGAGGTTCTGCTTGTACGCCGCAATGATTTCGTCTGACCACAGTTCTGGGATGAACGTGGCCGCATTTGCTAAAGTAACGGTATTGTTACTAGCGGGGGTTAAGTTTGCCATTGTAAATATCTCCTACTGGCTAACGAACTCGACCCTCTGCATAAGCCTGCCTAATTTCTGGTGCAAGCTCTTGATAGCGATCTGGGTCTGTTTGCATAAGTTTAATAATATCAGCACGTCGATAGATTTTACGACTTGATTTTTCTCCAGATCCTTTAGCAGAACCAGTTGATGCAGATTTAAGTTGACGTTTACGGTCTTCTTTCTGCATTTGCTCAGTTTCAGTTACAATATTTTGACGTTCTTTCCATGATGTTAATAGTTCATCAGCGGCATCAAAATCAAACTGTTGGTCTGCACGTTGGTAAAGCTCCATACGTACTTTAGATTTAGTAATCCATTCAACAAACTTTTCATCCTGAATAATATTTTGATAATCTGGATGACGATGCGCTAAAGTATTTAATGCTTCCGCTTGTTGCATAGATCTAGAAACATTTTCTGCTTCTTTGATCTTTGGATGGTTTGCTAATTTATTATCTAGGTACTTATCTGGATCAGAGAAAAAGTCTATTTCCTCGACTTGTTCTTTTTGTGGGCTTGCGGCCTTTTCAATCTGAGACTTAACAAAATCATCTACAATCTTGCGTAGTTCACCAACTTCAGAACTTTGACGACCTAATAGCTTTTCAGCTTCCTGATGCATTCGCACGATATCTTTGATATCTTTGCCTTGATACTTATCAGGTATTTCGTCTTCAACTGTTTGAGCTTGTTCCTGAACAGGAGACTCTTCAAGTTGTTCAGCAGATTCTTCAATTACTGCTTCGTCTTCAATGTTAGCGAACTCTTCGCCTTCCTCTAGATCTTTGGGTTTCGGATCAATAAATTGTGCCATATTGTTAAACTCCGTTGCCGTAGCAATTATGGATTACTATTTACGACCGGCTCTCTCATGATCCTTAGCCCACTTATCGTCTTTATCCGGCCAACCATGACCAACGAAATGTGTTCGGATCGGAGAGATTATCCGTTCTGCTGTTTCACCACAGATGTGGCATGTTGCAAAGTCAGATTCAGAAGATTCATTCCAATGTTCTTCTACTGCATTGCATTTAGTACACCGATAATCATATCGTTTAAGCATCTTCACGCTCTCGAATTAGATCATAGGCATTGCGGATAGCAGGTTCAAAGTGTACTACTTTGTGAAAAGCTGCTCGCTCACCTTTGGTGTACGCTAATTGTTTTTCATCCTTGATATCTTCAATACGATGTGCTTCAAGGATTTCTTTAATTTCTTCTACAAACTGTTTCCAACCATCTGTAGAAAAAATATCAAAGTAATGTTCGTAGTATTTCTCTTCTTCTTGGGTCAAAGCATTCTCCTTTTGGTGCTTTGGTTTAATCTATACAAATATTATAGCATACTTTTAACTAAAAGTCAAGACTCTTCGGCAGTTTTTGTTGTAGGTTTCTTCGGACTAGCCTTTGGTTTTTCTTCTAACTGCTTTAGTCTTTCATCAAGTTTTGTCAAAATGCCATTCATTTGCTCAATAACATCTTGGAACTCTTTTTTAGTTACTACCATATTTTTATTTCCTCATTTGCATTGTTACAATATCTTCTTTAGTTTCAAGCTCACGCTCTTTGAGTAAAAGCTCAGCAAGTTTTGCTCTACGTTCAAAGTCTACTTCAGTAGGATCTTTACCCATGTGCTTTAATAAAGCTGCTAAGCGATCAGTTTCTGCTTCGACTGGTAGCAATTCAGTTTCAACAGAGTTTTGCTGCACACGTGACATAATTTCTGTAGTCTGCGCTTGTACATTTTCAAGAGTTGCCTGTTGTTTAGCCATTTCAAGTTGCGCTGCTTGCATTTGCATTTGTTGTTGTTGTGGATTAGGCTGATTAACTTGACGTAATCCTTGAATAATTTGTTCACGGTTAGACAAGTTCATGTTGTCAACAATGGATTCAATCAACATTGGATACATTGGCGACTCAGGTGACATTGTTTGTAACAACTGTACAAGCTGTGTTACTTCGTACTCACGTGCAATAATACCAAGAGAAGATGAAGCAGTAAACTTAAAGTCTTTAGCAGGATAACGCTCAGGATCAAACTGCATATAACGATAAGCTACCTTCTCAACCATAGGAATCAAGAAAGATTCTTGGAAGTTAATCAATGTACGTTTATGTCGTTTAATAATTGCGCCAAGAGACATTGAAATACCTGCGGCAGTGCTATCTCCATTGATAGAACCGGGAATACCTGCGGCATCAATTGCACCTGTAGCCATCTGAACCATTTGTTGTAGTGTAGCTGATTGATTAAAGGTAGTCGGATCAAGCTGACCAAAGTTAAATGGTTGTAAAATTTCTGCAGGGTTGCCATTTGTTAAGATTGCTTTGCCCGGACGTACTTCTAGTTTAGCACCACGAGGTAAACGAGAAGCATCTACAGCCATCATTGGGTGTACAGTTAATGCCAAAGCATCAATACGTGCTCGCAGTTCTGTATCAAGAGCTTTTTGTGCGTTATACCCTTTCTCACAAATACCACGACCCCAAAATCTGCCGGGTACAATGTCCCAAGGGAAAGCAATAACAGGGCGATCTCCCATCATATAGGGATTTTCTTCTGCTTTAAGAAGAGTTCCACCATTTGCAATTACAACAATAGCTTCGACATACTCTGATTGATTCTCATCTTCTGATGTTTCTTCATCCTCATCAGATGTTTTAGCAGAATTAAACAAATCACGTGGTACTAACCCATAGTATTTAGTTAAACGTACTTTGTCATCTGTATAGTAAGTAAGATCTTGGTCAGGTTCTAAGTCACTGTCTACCGCATCTGTCCCTACTTCTACATCAGGATCATAAATACCATTCTCCTGTGCAATATGTACTTGGTGTAAAGGAACATATTCATCAATTGCAACACCAAGTGCTTCTTTAACTGTGGTAGCTACAGGATCAATTAAGAAGTTTTGTGGTAAAACAGGCTTTACTTTAAATAATGTACGTGCTTTAGCCATTACACCAACAGCCTGCATTGCTCCTTCCATGATTGGTTGAGTAGCAGGTGTTAATTCTACTTCTTCTTCAGCTACAATCTCAGCTATACCAGTACCAAAAACTGCAGCATTAAGCACAGCCTCAGCGATAGACTTTCTAGCAGAAACAAATTTAAAATCTTCATCTAACTGATTACGTAAAAACTGAATGTCTTGTGGTTGTTGATCCATTAAATCATCTTTAATGTCAAACCATTTACCACGACCAAATGTAGCTTCCTCTACTTCTGCTACAGCAGACTCAACTGCTTGCTGTAGTGCAGGGGAAATAATTCGTGATCGTTCAGAGGCTCGCATTGAATCTTCTTCAGCCCATATACCACGCCAAAGTCGGTAGTATTCGTCAAACTTTTCTTGATAGTTTGCTTCATAATGGTCACGCCATTGGTTACACTTATGCATAACCCATTGCTCAAGAAATTGTTCGTTATCAAAGTTCTGATCGTAGTCCATTTTAATATCCTGCTACAGGGTCAAGTATTTCAAAGTCATCTTCTTCAAAGTCATAGTGGTATGCGACTTTAGCCATTTGGTCAATGTATGCTAAGGAGTCAATTAAATCGTCATGCACTAATGCGTTAGGAAACTGGAATAGTTCATCCAAGAACTCAGCATTCCAATCCCCTTCATTAAGTACAATCTGACCATGCTCAAACCGTCCTTGTAATGCCCATACAATACGATCCACTTTTTTCTTATTACCGTGTGTTAATTCTTCAACACGAAAGAAAGACTGGTTTGATTTCATTAAATCAGTTAGGTAAGGGAGTACCGCATTCTTTAATGCACCTTTTTCAATACCTACTGCCAAAGGTTCGTAGTAGTAAACTGCTTCAAATATTTTACGTGCAGTCTTTTTAACATCCCAACGTCCGTGAATAATATCAGCTACCCACCAACCATGCTCATTGACTTTGACAATTGATATTGCCGTTTGGTCTAGTTTCTTACTCTTAGACTTGCTTGCATTCTCTACGTCAGCAAAGCCTGCAAGGTCAACTGAAATGTAGTAGTCTCCGATTTCAGGCTCTTCGTCATCAAAGATAACCCAGTCTTCTTTAAAAATTTCAGAACCCATAGCTTCAAAGGATGCCATAAATTCCTGCCGGAATGCGTAGGATGACATTGACTTCTTAGCTGTGTCAATTTCTTCAGGATCTAGTAGTGGGTTATCGTAGGATGTAAAGTGCCATGCTTTGTAGCTGTCATCGTCACCTAGTTCTGCGTAGTGAAACAAATCGTAGAAGTGGTTCCTTCCCATTGGTGTACCAATAAACATGGCTTCACCTTTCTGG